TATTGCAGAGATTACCTTTGTGCATGTCGTTAATGGGGGTGGCTCCACTAACAGCGTAGAAGTAGAGTGGTACGTATCAGCAGATAACTATACGTCGCATTTCTTGAAGGGTAAGTCTCTTAACGCAAGTGAATATGTAACCTTTAGTGATATCGACTTAGTATTACAACCAGGTGATGAAATAAGAGTAACACCTGCAAGCGCTGGGCATATCGACACTATCCTAACTGTAACGGAAACCTTTGTACCTGTCGGGTAGCGGGTATGCAATAATAGGTACTACTACCTGACCTAACTCTAAGTATAACTATCTCCGTCACAAACATAAAGGAGATCGTGATGCTTAACCTAATTAAACGTGCATGGAAAGCCATTGAGCTTGCACAACAGAAACGCGCAGACTATCACTTACTACAAATGCTATCTGAGCGTGAACTACGTGATCTAGGTATTGGTCGCAGCCAGATAAGAGAGATTATATATGGCGAAGAATCTTACGGAAAAACAGGCAAAGTTTCTTGAAGTCTTGTTCGATGAGGCGGGTGGGGATGCCGTAGCTGCTAAGAAACTAGCTGGCTATGATCCCAACTCGTCTACTACAGCTATTGTAGAGGCTCTAAAAGATGAAATCGCAGACAAAACACGTACTTACTTTGCTCGTACTGCGCCCAAGGCTGCTATGGCTATGGTTGGCGCTCTATATGATCCTACTGAATTAGGTATTAAAGAAAAAATGGTTGCAGCAAAAGACTTGCTTGACCGTGCTGGCCTTGGTAAAGTAGACAAGGTAGATGTCACCTCTAGTGGTGGCATTTTTTATCTACCACCCAAAGAAGGTACAAACGAGTAATTGAGTGAAACTACCCAAAGAACGTGATTTAGGTGAGTGGCAACTACCAAAGCCTAAATCCCCTTACAACAAAGATTGGCATGAAATAGTCCGAATAACAAAGAAGATACCATTCGGCTATGCACTACACCCTGAGAATGACCGTCTACTAGTACCAATAGTAGAAGAACTTGAAGCATTAGAACTTGCTAAACGTCACCTACAACAGTATAGTTACCGTGCAGTAGCTAACTGGCTTAGTAAAGAAACAGGCCGTTACATATCACATATGGGCTTGAAGAAAAGAGTAGAACTTGAGCAACGACGTAAAAAGGCAATTACAATTAAACGTAAGTTCGCCAGATGGCTTGAAGAAACCCTTGCGGAAATCGAAAAACTCGAAAGCCGTGGGGTCGGGGCGTACTCAGAAGACAGTTGAAGCAGTCGCACCCCCAGTAGAGACTGTTCCTGCTAGAGCGGTAGAGCCTGAGTTTGATGTTGAGCTAGCACAGGACATTGTGTTTAAGCCAAACCCCGGCCCTCAGACAAGCTTCCTAAGTTCCTCTGAGAGAGAGGTGCTATATGGCGGGGCAGCAGGGGGCGGTAAGTCGTATGCGATGCTTGCTGACCCACTACATGGGCTAAATGACCCTAACTTTAGTGGTCTACTTGTACGTCACACTACAGAAGAACTAAGGGAACTTATTCAGAAGTCTCAGGAGTTATACCCTCGTGCAATACCCGGTATCAAATGGTCAGAGCGAAAGTCTCAATGGACTAGCCCAAAAGGTGGAAGACTTTGGATGTCTTATCTTGACAAAGATACAGATGTCACACGATACCAAGGTCAGGCTTTTAACTGGATTGGATTCGACGAACTTACTCAATGGTCTTCACCTTACGCTTGGGATTATATGAGATCACGTTTACGTAGCTCAGCACACCACTTAGGTTTGTATATGAGAGCTACAACCAACCCTGGCGGTGCTGGACACCAATGGGTTAAAAAGATGTTTATTGACCCAGCGCCATCAGGTAAACCTTTCTGGGCTACCAATATAGAGACAGGGGATACTATTACATTCCCAGAGGGACACAGTAGAGCAGGGCAACCGCTGTTCAAGCGTAGATTTATACCTGCATCACTATTTGATAACCCTTATCTAGCCGATGCTGGTGACTATGAAGCGATGCTATTGTCACTACCAGAGCACCAACGTAAGCAACTACTAGAGGGTAATTGGGATATCAATGAAGGAGCAGCTTTCCCTGAGTTTGACCGATCCAAACACGTCATTGAGTCTTTTGAAATTCCAGATAGCTGGACTAAATTTCGAGCTTGCGACTACGGCTACGGCTCTTACACAGGAGTTCTATGGTTTGCTGTCTCACCCGATGAGCAGCTCATTGTTTACAGAGAGTTATATTGCTCTAAAGTTACAGCTTCTGATCTAGCTGATATGATACTAGATGCAGAGAAGCATGACGGTGGTATGAGATACGGTGTGCTAGACTCTTCTCTGTGGCACAACCGTGGCGACACGGGGCCATCTCTTGCGGAGCAGATGAATATGAAGGGATGCAGATGGCGTCCGTCTGACCGTAGCAGGGGTTCCCGTGTCTCTGGTAAAAACGAAATACACCGACGCTTGCAGGTAGATGAATTTACTGAGAAGCCTCGCCTTGTGTTCATGGATAACTGTACTAACACTATAGCACAGATTCCTAGCATTCCTCTGGATAAGAAAAACCCAGAAGATGTAGATACCAACGCAGAAGATCACCTATATGATGCTTTACGCTATGGTATTATGACACGCCCACGCAGCAGCATATGGGATTTTAATCCTGCAACACAACGCACTGGTTTTCAAGCTAGTGATCCTAAATTTGGGTATTAAGAATGGCAGAACAAGAAGAAATGTTTGAAACAGATGAAGTCGTAGCTGCAGAAGACAGTGATGACAGCATCTTTGCTGAGCGCTCTAGCGTAGTAGGTTTCGTACAGGAACGCTACAAACGTGCAGAGGATGCTCGATATGCAGACGAACAGCGTTGGTTAAAGGCGTATCGTAACTACCGTGGTATCTATGGTGCAGATGTACAGTTCTCTGACACTGAGAAGTCACGTGTATTTGTTAAGGTTACTAAGACTAAAACGCTAGCAGCATACGGACAGATTGTTGACGTACTATTTGGTAACAATAAGTTTCCGCTAACAGTAGACCCATCTATTCTGCCAGATGGCGTTGCTGAGTCTGTACACATCAACATTGACCCTAACGCTGCACAGGCTGGTGATGCTCTTCGTGGCGTTACAGAAAGCAAAGCAGGTCAACCGTTTATCTTAGATGGTAAAACAGAACTAAAACCGGGTGAAACTCTTAGCGATCTTAAACGTCGTTTAGGGCCACTCACAGATAAACTAGAACCTGTCTCTGATAAGATCATTGAGGGTGATGGTACTACACCTACTACAGTGTCTTTCCATCCTGCTATGATTGCAGCTAAGAAGATGGAAAAGAAAATCCATGACCAGTTAAACGAATCTGGCGCTTCTACACACCTACGATCTATGGCTTTCGAGATGGCTCTTCTAGGCACAGGTGTAATGAAGGGACCATTTGCTGTAGACAAAGAGTACCCTAACTGGAACGACGAAGGTGAGTATGATCCTTTGATCAAAACAGTTCCAGAGTGTAGTCACGTATCAGCGTGGGACTTCTATCCTGACCCTGAAGCTAAAGCTATGAGCGAAGCAGAGTATGTTGTAGAGCGTCACAAGATGTCACGCACACAGATACGTGCTCTAAAGAATCGCCCATACTTTATGGATGATGCAGTAGACATGGCAGTAGCTAAAGGCCCAGACTACATTCAGAAGTACTGGGAAATGTCTATGGAAGACGATGACACACAGCCATCATCAGAGCGCTGGGAAGTGTTAGAGTTTTGGGGTTTTGTAGATACAGAACTACTAGAAGAACATGGTGTTAAGCTTCCTGCAGAACTAAAAGACTTAGATGAGGTAAACGCTAACGTCTGGATTTGTAACGGTGAAGTACTACGTATGGTACTAAATCCATTCAAACCTGCACGTATTCCTTACTACGCTGTACCTTATGAGCATAACCCATATAGCTTCTTCGGTGTTGGTATCGCAGAGAACATGGATGACACGCAAACGCTAATGAACGGCTTTATGCGTATGGCAATTGACAATGCTGCACTATCTGGTAATCTAATTATTGAGGTAGATGAGACTAACTTGGTTCCGGGTCAAGACCTG